CTTGAGTTAGCTCCTGCGCTTTGCTGTGTCAAATAATCATGCAGGTTGGTTTCTAGTTCCCTTGTGTTTGCTGTAGAGCTCATGTGGGCCATTGATGAAAATAGCTGATCTGCGTTACATTCCTCATAAAAGTCTACATACCGTCCAATTCCTGCACCCGCCCCTATTGCAACTCGCTCGTGTAACGGTTTTTGGGGATTCTGGAGGTGGTCCCCTATTGTCACCCAAACGAGTCTGGCTGTTGCTCTTGTTGCTGCTGACACCACATATTGTGGGTCTACATCTATGAAGTTGGCCTGGCCGTAAGGTTTCTCTTGCAGTACCAAGACGTTGGGTCTCTCCTGTCCTTGGAAACTGTGTACTCGCTCTGCTGAGACGTTTTTAAGCTTCAACGTGTTTAATATGTTCTGTAGTTTTTCAGCTTGGGCTCTGTAGAAACACAAGATTACATTTGGGTTGTGCACGGTTACTAGTTCTTGTATGAGTGCTGGAGTCACTTTTGGTCTTGCATCCATGTGTATCTCTGTGGTTTTTGGCTCTCCTATGTATGAGTAGCCCCCTTTCCTAATCTTACTAATTTCTGCACATGCTGGGTTGGCTACCCTACGTTGTTCGTTAGTCCTTATTTTATGTTCGTTTGGAATATGTCTCAACACACTTGATTTGTCTCGCTGCCCTGCTGATTTGTTAAAATCAATTTCTGCAACTTGGGTCATATCACCGTAGTATTCAATTTTCATTCCTGGTCTTAACAATCTACAAACATCCATAAGCCTCAACAATGATGCTTCATCAAAATATATTTTGCTATAGTTTTTGATGTTGAACCTTCCAGTCAACACTGATTCTAGACTAAACACATTGTCTGTTAAGTGGCGTTTGGATTTGTCTTTCTTCAGCTTAGTTTTTAAACCTTGTATTCCACCTGACGTCAAGCATACAGCACATGATCTTTGGGTCAACTTACTTGCAATTGTGTATGTCTTACCCCATCCTCCAGGGGCTTCCACGCAAGTTTCCGGTTTCAGAGCGTAAGGTATCATAGCATCATCCGGAGGGTTAAGGGTTAACCCCACTATGTTTCTGATTGCGGATCCAACTGACTCTGAGTCCAAATATATTTCAACTGTGATACCTGGCGGGTATTGGTTCCCAACTACTACTAGTGTTGTGTCCTGGATTCTAGTTTTAAGAGTGAAGACAACGGTTGGCACTAATTTACCGCCAGCCGCTATGTAGATAATATCTAAGTCCTTGAGTTTGAGTCTGTTTGGTAGTTTAACACAATGTGATCCAGCAACCCGGATTACCTCTGAACTCGTTTTAGATAATTTCGGTAGTTTCTCATGCTGCGATTCATGTAGCATTGGCATCAGTTTGCTCACAACCAAGATTCTCATTGAGGTAACCAGTGATGCTTCGCATTCTAGTTCAAAACCTGTGGTAAGCCCACTCCCAAAATTCAATGGTTTGATCATCGGCTCACTGTTGATCGCGTTGGTTAGGGGATTCATATACAATTCTGCCAAGGCACTTATCGCGCCCGGTAATTTCACGTTTGCATTACCAAGATGGAGTGTGTTGTTTTCTCCATCACCTGCCTTCAGTATGTAACTTCCCTCGACTTTTGTGATGGTGACAGCTTTAGTTGGGTTAGATGGTATTTCATCATTCATTATAATGTTTTCCAGTGTGAGTCGCTCTAGAATGTTAAGGCTGGAATACTCCTGCCCAGGGAATTCTTTGGTAACGATTTTTCCCATCTTTTCTACTGAGAGGAAAACGTCGCTGGTTACCATACATGTTGGAACGGTTTTCCAGTTTACTTGTACTGGATACCAATGAAAAGCTTGTTTCCCGAGCACTGTACCATGACA